AAGAAAAGTTTTCCTGATTTAAACAAAGATGGAAAAACAACTTTCGCTGACGTACTTACTGCTAGAATGTCTAAAAGTAAAAAAGGCAAAATGATGAAGGGTAAAAGATAATGGGTGACATATCTTTAAGAGGAAAAGGTATTGTTAGAGTAGGCAAAGCCAAAGGTGGCCAAGCTAAAGTTGGAAAAGTAATGAGAGAGTTTAAACAAGGTAAATTACATTCTGGTAAAAAAGGACCAGTTGTAAAATCTAGAAAACAAGCAATAGCAATTGCTCTTTCAGAAGCTGGAAAGTCGAAGAAAAAATAATGCCATTTAAAAAAGTAGGTAAAAAAATATTTTCTGGTAAAGGTTATTCAGGTAGTAAAAAAGTTGAAATGATTCAACCAAAACCTGCTGATAGAAGTACATCAGGAAAAAGAGCAGTTGGAAAATATTTAACTACTCAATCTAAAACTAAAAATCTTCTTAGACAAATTAGTAAAGAATCTGATGATTACATGAAAGAATTGGATACTTTAGAAGATTCAAATAATAGAATGATTGAAAGATTAGAAGGTAAAGGTGAAAGAGGACCTTCTAAAAAATTTGATGACATTGAAAAAACTGTGACTGATTTTGAAACAGGGAAAGTTGAAAAATATGCAAAAGGTGGACTTGTTAAAAAAGGTTTACCTAAACTTGCAAAGAGAGGATGGAAGTAATGGCTAAACAAGGTTTATGGGCAAATATTAATAGAAGAAAAAGATTAGGTATATCAAGACCTAAATCTGAATCTACTATATCACCAAAAGCATATGCAAATATGAAAGCTGGCTTTCCTAAAAAAAGAAAAAAGATGGCAAAAGGTGGAGTGGCTAGAGGATGTGGAGCTATTATGCCGGATAGAGTAAAAGTTACAAAAGAATTCTAATGGGCGATATTTCTTTAAGAGGACATGGTAGAGCAATGCTTGCAAAAGGTGGATCAACACCTGCATGGCAACGCAAAGAAGGTAAATCAGAATCTGGTGGATTAAATAGAAAAGGCATTGCATCTTATAGACGTGCTAATCCAGGTTCTAAATTATCAATGGCAGTAACTACTAAACCAAGTAAATTAAAAAAAGGATCTAAAGCTGCTAATAGAAGAAAATCGTTCTGCGCGCGCATGAGCGGAATGAAGAAAAGATTAACATCTGCAAAAACTGCAAGAGATCCGAATTCAAGAATTAATAAGTCACTTAGAAAGTGGAACTGTTAATATAACCAACAAAGGAGAAAGACTATGGATGCTGTAACTTTTATAACTAGATTGCAAAAATTTATTAAAGAATCTTACCAAAATATTGGTGATTCAATGATATCTGGGGCAGTTGACAGTATGGAAAAATACAAGTATATGCAAGGACAGGCTAATGCCTACCAAACAATAATTCAGGAAATCTCTAACCTGCTAAACGAAGGAGCAAAAAAAGATGATAAAGGAAACGTTATCGACCTCGGAAAAGGAAGTACCAAAGATAAACCTAGGTCTTGAAGAAAAGTATAAAGAAGAAAATAAAAAAGTAGAAGATAAAACAGTAAGAGCAGAAAATGTTACTGAATCTTTAATTGATAGTTTACCAACACCAAGTGGTTGGAGATTATTAGTATTACCATTTACACCAAAAGATAAAACTGCAGGTGGATTAATTATATCACAGGAATCTTTAGACAAAGCAAGGATCGCAACTAATTGCGGTTATGTTTTAAAGATTGGACCATTAGCTTATTTGGATAAAGAAAAATATCCAACAGGCCCATGGTGCAAAGAAAAAGATTGGGTTATTTTCGCGCGTTACGCGGGATCACGACTTCCAATCGAAGGCGGTGAAGTTCGTCTATTAAATGACGATGAAGTTTTAGGGACAATTAAAAATCCCGAAGATGTACTTCACTATATATAAACATAGGAGGAAACTATGCCAGAAGATAAAAACGCAAAGACAGTTGATATAGATACTTCAGGACCAGAGGTTGATGTTGAATTAGAAGAGACAACAAAACCAGAACCTGAGTTTGAAGTAAAAGAAGAAACTGTTAGAGAAGTAAAAGAAGAACCAAAAGCAAAAGCCCCTGATGCCAGCGACATGAAGCAGGAAACAGGTGACAAGGCTGATGTTAAAGACGTTAAGAAAGACGAATTAGAAGACTATAGTGAAAGTGTGCAAAGAAGAATTGCTAAACTAACTAAAAAAATGAGAGAAGCAGAACGTCAAAGAGAAGAAGCTTTGAACTATGCTCAATCTGTTAAAGCAGAAAAAGAAGCTTTAACTAAAAAGTTTAGTACATTAGAAAATGTATCACTTAAAGATAGAGAAGCTAAAATTGTATCTGCATTAGAAGCTGCAAAATCTAAGTTATTAGTAGCTAGAGAAGCTAATGATGTAGGTGCTGAAATAGAGGTTCAAAAAGAAATCGCAAGATTAGGTTATGAGGATGGAAGATTACAAGAATTAAAATCTGCATCAGAAAATCTTGCAAAAGAAGAACCAAAAAGAATAGCTGATGTTAGAGTACCGGAAAGACAAACAACTGCAGATCCTAAAGCGGAAGCTTGGGCATCTAAAAACAGATGGTTTGGCTCTGATAAAGCTATGACTTATACGGCGTTTGACATTCATAAAACCCTTATAGATGAAGAAGGATATGATGCTCAAAGTGAAGAATATTATGCGGAAATTGATAAAAGAATAAGACTTGAGTTTCCCCATAAATTTGTTAATAATGCAACTACGGAATCGACCAAACCAGTACAAACAGTAGCTTCGGCGAAGCGAAGTACAAAAACTGGTCGCAAAACTGTGAGACTCACCCCTTCTCAAGTTGCTATCGCCAAAAAATTAGGAGTGCCATTGGAAGAATATGCGAAACAATTAAATATCACGAAGGAGGTATAGGCATATGACAAAAGAAAACATTAAGACCCCACGTGCGAGCCAAACTAGGACTGCTGAAAAGAGACCTACAACTTGGACTCCACCATCATCTTTAGATGCACCGCCAGCGCCAGCAGGCTTTAGACATCGTTGGATAAGAACTGAAGTTTTAGGGTTTGACGACACTAAAAACATGTCAGGAAAATTGAGATCAGGATGGGAGTTAGTGAGAGCTGACGAATATCCAAACTCAGAATATCCAAGTGTTAAAGACGGCAAATACGCAGGTGTGATCGGAGTTGGTGGCCTTGTGTTGGCAAGGATACCGGAAGAAATCGCAAAATCTCGCGAAGCTTACTTTAGAAAACAAATAGAAGCTCGTGAAGAAGCAATTGAAAACGATTTGTATAAGGATCAACACAAAAGTATGCCGATCAATAGTGATAGGCAGACTCGTGTAACTTTCGGTGGTACGAACAAAAAGTAATTTTTTGGTAATACCAACGATTAAATAAACTTAAACAAGGAAAAAACTATGGCTAATAGAAGCTCAGTAGGCTTTGGTCTACGCGCAATTGGTAAAGTTGGTCAGAATAGAGATAACCAAGGTTTAAGTGAATATAGTGTGGCTACAAGCCCAACTATTATATATTTCAATGACGCTGTGAAAGCAGTGGACTCTGGAACTATAGCAGTTGCAGCAGCTGGAAATACACTATTAGGTTCACTTAACGGATCTTTCTACACTGATCCAACGACTCAAAAACCAACATGGAGGAATTATGTACCTTCGGTTGCAGCAAGTGATATTGTTGCATTCGTAAGTGACGATCCTTATGAAAGATTTGAGATCAGATCTAATAATACAGCAGCTTCGGCTCAAACAGATGTTTTCAATTTAGCGAACATCACTTATTTGGCTGGAGACTCGGCAAACTACGTATCTAGAACTAGATTAAATGATGCTACTTTAAGCACAACAACTAATCAGTTACAGATCTTAGGTGCTACAAAAGATAGTGGTGACAATGCTATAACTCAATCACACGTTGTTTGGGTAGTTAGAATTGCTAACCATCTATTAACTAACAGAACAACAGGAGTATAAGAATATGGCTATATCAAGAGGACAACTAGTTAAAGAACTAGAACCAGGATTGAATGCTTTATTCGGCCTGGAGTACAAACGTTATGAAAATCAGCATCTTGAAATATTTGATGTAGAAACTTCTGACAGAGCTTTTGAAGAAGAAGTTATGTTATCAGGTTTCGCAAATGCTCAAATTAAACCAGAAGGTTCTGGCGTTACATTTGACAATGCTCAAGAAACTTTCACTGCTAGATATACGCATAACACTGTAGCGCTTGCTTTCTCAATCACTGAAGAAGCGATTGAAGATAACTTGTATGATAGACTTGCGTCTAGATATACAAAAGCTTTAGCAAGATCTATGGCAAACACTAAGCAAGTAACAGCTGCAAACGTATTAAACAATGCGTTTTCAAGCTCTTACCCAGGTGGTGATGGCTCTCCTTTATTGGATCAAGCTCACCCTACTATTGCTGGTTCATTCAGAAATGAATTAGCAACTGCTGCTGACTTAAACGAAACTTCATTAGAACAGTCATTGATTGATATCAATGCGTTTACTGATGAACGTGGTTTAAAGATTGCTGCAAGAGGTGTTAAATTAATTATCCCAAGTGAATTACAATTCACAGCTGAGAGATTAATGGCATCTGCTGGTAGAACTGGTACTGCTAATAACGACATCAATGCAATCAAATCATTAGGAATGATTCCACAGGGTTATACTGTGAACAACTTCTTAACAGATTCTGATGCATTCTTTATCAAAACTGACGTTCCAAATGGACTGAAGAATTTTGTTAGAGCGGCTATCAAAACTTCTATGGAAGGTGATTTTGATACTGGTAACGTTAGATACAAAGCTAGAGAAAGATACAGCTTCGGCTGGTCTGACCCTAGAGGTTTGTTTGGCTCACCAGGTGCTTAATATATAAGCATTTTTTATTTAATGGGGTGGGTATATCTCACCCCATTAATATGTTAGAAAGAATGAATTATGACAAAATTGTTTCAAGTAAAAATTAGAGCTTATGGCCACATGGCTGATTTTAACATTGAAGCAGAAGATAGTGCAGAAAGTATAGAACAAGCTATCCTTGACAAAATAGGAAAAAAAGGTATATTACTTAAAGACAGCATGCGATCTTTTTCTAAAGATAAATGCTGGATAACCTATGAGGAGGTTGTAGATGATATCAGTTCAAGACCTTTACAAGAAGAAAAGGTTGTTAGAACTTGATTGGGAGCAACACTACATTCAAGAGGGTAAATACACTCTTGATATGGTTAGGATTGACGAAAAGATAAAAGACGTCATTAACCAGATTAAAATGTCTGAAGCTGAAATGGCTTTTAGACAAATTAAAGTAGAATTAGCTGCTCCTGAGTTTTCTGTAGCTAGCTAAAACCTAGCTATTTATATCCGAAAAGTAGTTTTTCGATGCAGGTATCCCTTGCGCTATTTAATAAATTCAGTTATATTTAAGTTACTATACATTAACTTTCCATTATCGACGCGTATAGTCGACGGCCTAGAGACGATATTGGAATAACTAGGAGAACATACTTATGGCAAATACGACGTTTACAGGACCAGTGGTATCAATCGGTGGATTAATCGGTGGACCAAATCCTAATGCTCAAGCAACAAGAGAAAATGACACAGAACAAGGTGGAAGCGTAGCTTTTTCAGTAACTAACGTTACAACACTTACTATTTCATCTGGATCACAATCAGGAACTAAATTACTTGCAACTGAAAACAAAGCTGCAATGGTGTTTGTAAATAATCTTACAGCATCTAACGTATCTGGTTATGCATTTTCAAACGGAACAACTTGGAAACAATTAAACTCTCCAGGTACTGACGTTGTTGGTGGATAATAATTAATTTTTAAGGAGCTCTTACGAGCTCCTTAATACAAGGAGAAAAAAATGGGTTCATATAAAGGTGATATACAAGCAACTAGATTTACAGCAACTACTTCTACTGCAATTGTTGCTCCTCCAGTAAGACTGAGAGGAATTATTATTGCATCAAATAGTTCTGGTGTTGGAATTGTAAAATTAACAACTACAAGTGTAGCTGGATCAAATTTATTTACAGCTGATGTACCAACTGGAGATGTTATTAATTTTAGTTTTCCTGAAGATGGAATTTTATTTCCAAAAGGAATTTATATTTCAACATTAACAAATGTTGCGGCAGTTACTTTATTAACAGATAAATATTCTGGTCCAGGTTTAACACCATAAGGAGAAGTTAGATGGCTAACACTACTTCTGGAACTACTACTTTTGAAAAGACCTTTTATATAGATAAAATTATAGAAGAGGCTTACGAAAGAATTGGTATGTCCGCTCCAAGAACTGGACAAGATTTAGAATCTACAAGAAGATCTCTAAATATAATGTTTCAGGAATGGGCAAACAGAGGTCTTCATTATTGGGAAGTAGCAAGTAATACTATTTCCATGGTTAATGGCCAAAGCACTTATACTATTTATAGATCAGCTGGAGATGGTACTTCAGATGGTACATTTAGTTATTTAGATGGTGCTATTACTGCATCTGCTACAACAATTACATTAGATTCAGTTTGGCAATTCCCTGAAACCGGCACCCTGCTTATTGGTTCAGAGCAAATAAATTACACAGGTACAGATACAGCTTCCATGACTATTACAGGATGTACAAGAGGAGCTAATGGTACAACTGCTGCAATTCATGCAGATAATACTGCTGTGTATGATTACAATTCTATCACTTACGGACCAGATGATATTTTAGAAATGGTTTATAGAAACACAGAACAAGTTCCTGTCGTTGATTTTCCACTTACAAAAATTAATAGATCAGCATATAGCGGACTATCTTCTAAATTTGCAACAGGTCAACCTACACAATATTACGTTCAAAGATTTATAGATAAAATTACAATCACTTTATATTTAACACCAGGAACAGATCAGGTGAATAATGTTATTCAATATTACTATGCAAAAAGAATTCAAGATGTTGGGTCTTATACAAATGCAACAGATGTTCCATATAGATTTGTTCCGTGCATGTGCGCGGGACTTGCTTATTATGTATCATTAAAACTTGCTCCACAAAGAACACAAGAATTAAAATTATTATACGAAGATGAATTAACTAGAGCATTAGAGACTGATGGATCTTCATCAAGTTCATTTATAACACCAAAAACTTATTATCCAAATGTCTAATTTATCTAGAGGAAAATATTCTTACATGATTTCTGACCGATCTGGTCAGAGATTTCCATATCAAGAAATGGTACAAGAATGGAATGGATCATGGGTTCACACTTCAGAATATGAACCAAAACAACCTCAATTAGAACCAAAACCAACTACAGCTGATCCACAGGGTTTAAGATATGCACATCCTGATAGAATAGAACCACCAGTAATTGTAGCTTTAACTTTAAATCCTTTTTCAACTACAAAATATGCTGGCAACACTTATATAAATGTATTTTCACAAAATCATGGAAGATCAACCGGTAATATTGTAAGATTTAGAGGCCCGCCGCAAGTTAACACTATTGGTATACCTTCTAGAGAAGACTCATTTGATTCAGTTCCATCGTTTGATGGAGTTACAGATATTTCAAATGCAAATGGTTTTACAATTACAGTTGGAAAAATTGATTCATTAGGTATTGTAAGTGATACATTGAATTATTTTTATTTCCAGAGTACAGATACAGCAACAACAGGAAATGTAGCTGGTGGCGGGGCACAATGTTCTGCAGGTCCAGTAACTTTACAGGCTTAATATGACATATTCAGAATTAGTTACAAAAATAAGAAATTACACAGAAGTTGACTCCAATGTATTTACATCAACTATTATAGATGGATTTATACAAGACGCTGAATTTAGAATTTTAAGAGATGTTGATTCTGATAATAATAGAAAATATGCAACATCTTCTGTTGTTATAACTCAAAAATATTTTACAGTTCCGGATAACTGTTTAATTATTAGATCTGTACAAGTATTTAATACTGATGGAAGTATATCTTTTTTAGATGTTAGAGATATGACATTTATTAATGAATATAATCAAAGTAATACAACAGGAATACCTAAATATTATGCTAACTGGGATGAAAATACAGTAATAGTAGCACCTACTCCAGATCAAGCTTATACTATACAAGCAAATTATATCTTGAAACCAACTGGATTATCGGCTACAACTGCCAACACATATTTAAGTCAACAGTTTCCCAATGGCTTATTGTATGCTTGCCTAGTAGAGGCGTATGGGTTCTTAAAGGGTCCACAAGATATGTTGCAATATTATGAAAATAGGTATAAGCAAGCTATCGAAGGATTCTCATTAGAACAAATGGGAAGAAGACGAACTGATGAGTTTCTAGATGGAGAGCCTCGTATAGTTCGTAAACCACAATAAGGAGAAACAAATATGGCTATTACACAAGCGTTACCAAATAGTTTTAAAAAACAACTATTAGACGGTGATCAAGATTTTTCAACTGCGGGTGCTGGTGGTGATAAGTTCAAGTTAGCTCTTTATGTATCAACTGCAACATTAGGTGCAGCAACAACTTCTTACACATCAAGTGGTGAAGTAAGTTCTTCTGGAACTAATTACACAGCGACTGGATTACCTTTGGTAAATTCTGGAACATCAGTTGTATCAACTGTTGCTTTCACAGATTTTGCTGATTTATCTTTTCAGAACGTTACATTGACTGCAAGAGGTGCATTGATATATAATACATCGTTTAGCAATGCTGCAGTTGCAGTATTAAACTTTGTAACAGATAAAACAGCTACAGCAGGAACATTCACTATTCAATTCCCAGCGTTTACAAGTACAGCAGCTATTATCAGAATCTCTTAATAGGAGTACTCTGGCATGGCCAATTCAGCTTGGGGCGAATTAAACTGGAGTGCAGGAACCTTTGGTGGACAAAATGATGTCACTGTTTTAATAACAGGCGAAGAATTAATTCATGTTCTTGAAAGTAATATTGGAATTTCCGCAGGAGGTTCTGTTCAAGTCCCTGCATCTGAAGAAACACAATTACTTTTAAGTTATAATGCAAACTCTATTTCTTTTACAATTGATGGAAGTGCATCTCCTACAACTAATTTAGCAAATTTAACTTTAGATAGCGTTACTGCTTTTGAAACTGTATTTGTACCAGTAACAGCTCCTGGAACACCTACAACATGGGGGTCTAACGGTTGGGGTGAACTTGGATGGGGAGAAAATATTGGTCTTTCTACATTTGAAGGAAGCGCAACTGTTGATTTAATAACTCCTGTAAATGTAACAGGGCAATTATTAAATACATCTTTAAATTCTGTATCTATTACAGGAGATTCAAATATTACTTTAACTGGTGAAGAATTAATTCATGCTTTAGAAAGTAATGTTGGTGTTTCTGCAGGAGGATCCGTTCAAGTTCCAGTATTTGAAAATCCACTTATTACATCTCTTGGTACAGTAGATCCTGGTCCTGACGCCAACGTAACTGGTCAGCAATTAGATTTAACCCTTCAAGGAGATGTTGTTATAGATATAGCCGTTGCAGTTAATGTAACAGGTCAACAATTAACTATTTCATTAGATAGTGTAACAATAGATTTAAATACACCTGTAAATGTAACAGGTCAGAATTTAACAACAGTTGTAAGTTCTGTAACGGTTGTTTTAAATACTCCTGTAAATTTAACAGGAAATAACTTGACAGGTTCAACGGGTCAGTTATATGTAAGCGCTTGGGCTCCTGTAAATACTGGACAATCTATAAATTGGACAGAAGTAGCAGCATAAATATAGGGGTTGTATTAATTGACAAAAACTGATAAATATTTTAATAAGAGTAAAAACAAAGGAATTTAAAGTATGGCATCTACATATACTACAGATCTAGCAATACAATTAATGGCAACTGGCGAAAACGCCGGTACATGGGGTCAAATTACAAATACAAATTTAGTAGTAGTCCAACAAGCAATTGCTGGATATGAAAGTATTTCTATTGCAGGAGGTGCTCAAACTACAGCACTTGTAATGACACAAAATGCATTAGCTACAGCTAGAAATGCAGTTATAAAATTAACAGGAACAATCACAGGAAATCAAGTTGTAACAGTTCCAAACGGAATTGAAAAAACATGGATTGTATCAAATGGAACAACAGGTGCATTTACAGTTCAATTTAAATACGCATCAACTGGTACAGGACAAACTTGGTCTACAACAGATAAAGGAATTAAAATTTTATATGCTGATGGATCAGATATTCAAGTAGCAGATCTTTCTACATTATCAGGATCAATTGTTGCTGCTCAAATTACAAATTCAACTATTACACAAGCTAAACTTGCAGCAAATTCAGTTGGAACAAATCAACTTCAAACAAACGCAGTAACAGCAGTTAAAATTACACAATCTACAATTACACAATCAAAACTAGCAGCTAACTCTGTTGGATCAAATCAATTAATTTCAACTGGTGTTACAGCTGCATCTTACACATCGGCTACAATTACAGTTGATGCTGACGGTCGTATTACTGCTGCCTCTTCTGGATCAGCGGGGGGTGGAGGATTTGTCCCTACTCAATGGTATACTTCTGGAAGTGGAACTTATACAGCGAATGCTGCAGCTTCTGCAATTGCATGCCTTATTTTTGGAGGTGGTGGAGGAGGTGGTGGAGGAACTATGAACGCTGGTTCCAGTGGTGGAACAGGTGGTCAAGGTGGTTATGGATATTTTAATAAAGCAATTACTGCACCATTCGCTCAACCGTATGCAGTAGGAGCTGCTGGTAATGGTGGTGGTGCAGGGAGTAATAACGCTAGTGGTGGCGCAGGTAATGCAGGGGCTGCAACTAATTTTACAAACGTTGGAAGCGCTAATGCAGGAAATGGTGGTTCAGGTGGAAGTAGAAACGGTGGAATGTCAAGTCCTGGTAATAATGGAACAGCGCCTACAGCTAATTTTAATCCTCCAGTTAGAACTTATTTGATATCTAATAGTTATGGAAATGGTGGGCCAGCGGGTTTCGGGGGGCCTTGTAATCCGGTTAATGCGGGTACTGCTGGACAAGCGGGGGCTATAGTTATTTGGGAAAATATTGGTAAATAATTATGGCTTATTTAATATTTAATAAAGAAGCGGAAGATGTTTTAAATTCGTTAGCTAAAATAGCTGAAAACGATATTAATTTAAATTTTTTAACCCATGGTAATTTAAATAGTTTTAAAATCATAGATATTAATAATTCTGATTTTAATTTAATTAAACTCAATAAAAAAATTGCATTAACTTATGTTGGTAACGTGGTTAATTATAATAATATAGTATATTCTGTAATAGATCCTGCTTATAAGGATGCATATATTAACCAAGAAAAAGACTCTGATTTTATGTTATCTAATGATGATACAAATAATTACGGTTTCTACAAAAAACAGTTAAGAATTGAATTAGAGCATAAAAAAAATATATTAAATATTATTATTAATAATCCACTAAATAAAAATAGTCCATTACTTAATAAGGCTAAAAACTATTCTTTATATATCAATTCTTTAAATTTAAATAATGTGGAGTATCCCTTACTTAATACATTAGAAGGCTATATTGATAGCCTTGGACAAATAGAAGTAATAAATCCTTTACAATTGTTTTAAAACATTCTATACTTTTAATAGAATGTTAGATAATGTAATAGAGTTTTCTGCTGTTGAAAATTATATAAATTTAAAAGAAGATCATCCAATACCAGCAAAATTAAATATACCAGAGTGGTATAAAAAATTAGATAATCGTCCAGATAAAATAACAATTAAGGCATGTATGCCATTTTTAGATTCTTTGACTGCTGGATATATATTAAAAATGCCACAAGATCTTTATATACAACATAACATTGAAAACCCTGACGGATTCCCTGATTCTTTTGATCAATGGTCCTTAAGAGGTTTTAAAAATGTATTATTTTCTACAGGTTTAAATTTAAACACTGGAGGAGAAATACACCCTATATCTCAATTAGAAGGATCATCTCTTGTAGAAAAAAATAAAAAACTTCCTTTTTATAAAGTATACAACCCGTGGAAAATAAAAACACCAAAAGGATATTCATGTTTATTTATTTCACCTATGAATAATTCTGATGATAGATTTTCTATAATATCAGGTATTGTAGATACAGATACATATATAAATGAAATAAATTTTCCTTTTGTCATTAATGGAGATAAATATCCTGTTTTAGATACAGTTATTAAAAAAGGGACACCTTATGTTCAAATCATACCTTTTAAAAGAGAAAACTGGAAAATGAAAATAAACCCGGTAAAAGTATCGACCTCTATAAATAATAAAATTTTCTTTTTTTTAAAATATTGGAATGTTTATAAAGAAAAAAACTGGATTAAAAAATCATGGAAATAAAAAATTTTATCAAAATATACGATCAAGTATTGCCTTGGAAAGTGCTTTCAAGCTTAATTAAATTTTCTAATAATTCAAAATTCGTAGAAACTGCTGTAGGCGGCTTTGGAATTACAAATTTTAATGTAAGAAGAACATATGCTTGTTATCTTACTAATATAAATAGTAATGTATCCACAGCACATTGGTTTAATTTACTTTATTATTTTTTTAACAAAGTTTTAAATCAATATAAATTTGATGCTAATATTTTAGATTATGATTATAAAAAAATTATAGATATTGAAATTTTAAAATACGAAAACAGTGGTTTTTATACTTGGCATGTAGATCATTTTGCAGCCATTCCAAGAACAATGAGTTGTATATTGTTATTAAACAATGATTACGAGGGTGGTAATTTATGTTTTAGAAACCCAGATGGATCTGGGGAATGGGAAGTAGAAGTTAAACCTAACAGAATGATTATCTGGCCAAGTAATTTTTTATATCCTCACACAGTCAAACCAGTAACGAAAGGAAAAAGGTATTCAGTTGTAGCATGGGCATTATAAAAGAATTTAATAATTTTTTAAATGTTGATTTAATAAATGATATTAAAAAAAATGTTTATGAAAATGCAGAATCTAAATGGAGAAGTAGTTTAAATTGGGATCCTTCTATTAGAAGAAGTTCTGCTATTGTTTTAGCTTTTGAGATAGAAGATAATAATTTTAAAAATGTAATAAAAAATAAATTTATTTCTTTTTTTCCTGAATTAAAAAATAAACCTATGACAGTACGCTACTATTTATGGCCAAATTTAAGTTTTATTCCATTTCATACCGATGGTGGAAAATACATGGGGGCAACAATATACCTAAATGAAAAATGGGATAAAAATCATGGAGGACTTTTTTTATATGAAAATAATGAAGAAATAAGAGCCATTGTTCCAGAATTTAATAAATGTGTAGTAAATAATTTAAAAATAAATCATGCTACATCATTAACAACAGTAGATGCTCCACCAAGAGAAACATTACAAATATTTTTTTATGAAAACAATTAAAAATTTTAAATACAAACTAATAAAAAATTTTCTAACTCAAGAAGAAATTAAATTGTTAAATAATTATTGTGCAATTAAACATCGAGCTAATTTTGATTCTTTTGATTTTGATCAAAACAATAATGGAGATACTTATTTTTATGGTGATCCATTAATGGAATCTTTAATGATAAACAAATTACAATTAATTCAAAAAGAAACAGACTTAGAATTACTGCCAACATATGCTTATTGGAGAATGTACACAATGTTTGCTGATTTGGAAAAACATAAAGATAGACCAGCTTGTGAAATAAGTGTTACTGTAATGATTGGATCTGATAAGACTTCATGGCCAATATATATGGATGGGACAGAAATAAATATGCAGCCAGGAGATGCTGTGATTTATTTAGGGTGTGAAATTGAACATTGGAGAGAAGAATTTAAGGGAGATTGGCATGCTCAAGCCTTCTTACATTATGTAGATAAAAACGGTCCTTATAAAAATTTTATTTTAGATGAACGACAAATCTTAGGAATACAAAAATAATATGGAAATAAAAATAAAAAAAATTGAAATAGAAGGATTTATTTTAATTAACGAAATTAATAATATAGATTTAATAAATAAATTAAAAAATGTAATAAAGCAAAAAGTAAAAGAGGTACCTAAAAATCAACCAAAAACTCATGTGAAAGGAGAATTTACGGGATTTCAAAGTTTAAATAATCATGCACTTTACCATGAATTTCTTTATTTAATCAAAGAAGATATAAAAAAAATATGCAAAACAAATTTTACTATAGATGATGCATGGGGTAATGTTTATAAAAAAGGAGATGAGGCTACAGAACATGATCATGGTGGAGTAGATGCTTTTTGTGGAATACTTTATCTTACGGAAGGCGGCCCAGGGACATATTTTAAAGAACATGATTTAACGGTTGAGGAAAAAATTGGAAGATATGTTTTGTTTCATCCAATTTTAAGACATAGTGTAAAACCATTGACTGAAAATATTGAAAGGGTTACCATGGCATTTAATAATAATAGAATTAAAGATTGGGTAAAATACGATAAAATAATTAACTACGCAGGAAATAAAAATGAATTTTAAACAATATGAAAATGGTTCTTGTGATATAATTTTTTCTGAAAACGAAATAGAAATATTAACTAAAAACGGTAAATTACATTTGTCCGATATTGATTTAAGACATCTTGGAAATGTATTAATTAGAATAGTTGCTAATTGGAATATTAAATTTAATGAAGATGTAAAAAAATTAAACACTTTTTCTGACACTGAAATAAAAGGAAAATGAAAAAAATAGAAGTACCTTCTTTAATTATTAAAGATAAATTTAAATATCATAAACAATATAAAGAAAAAACACTTGATTTAATTAATTCAACTAAAGATGGCGATTGGAAAAATAATATAAACAATGCGTATGATAACATTTCTAAATTAGATTGGAATTTATCAAAAAATTTTGAAAGACCCTGGGTTAAATTGATTGGTAATTTTATACATGAGCAATTAAATAATTTTGCAATAGAAATGGGTTATCAAAAAATTAAATTAACAGAATTATGGTATCAACAATATCAAAAAGAAGCTATTCATAATTGGCATATTCATAGCGGTAATTATACTGGAGTATACTATTTAGAGTTTGATAAAAATTCTCCTACTACTGAATTTTTGTATCCGAATAATTTAAATAATTGTTTTACTATCGATGTTGAAGAAGGTGATATAATTATTTTCCCTTCTTATTTCATACATAGATCACAGAAAAATTTTATTGATAAAATTAAAACAATTATTTCATTCAACTTAGAATTTGAAGATTTACAAAATGAATTTACGAAAGACAAAAAAATAAATGTTAGATTTTATTAAAGAAAATTATTTTATAACACCTATATATTTTTTAGAAAAAAAAGAATGGGTAGATGAATTAAATAAATATTCCGATAAATATATTAAAGCCGCCGTAGATGAAAATAAAAAATATTTTAACAATAATAAAGATTTTGGTTTTGCTCATCATTCGAAACCATTATCAAACGATGATGATTTTAATGGTTTTAAAAAATTTATATGTGTAAATGCATTAAATATATTGGATGAGCAGGGTTACGATTCTAGTTTATATTCTTTAGTTATTTCAGACTTGTGGGTTCAAGAGTTTTCAAAAGAAGGGGGTGGAAATCATAACTCTCATATCCACTCTAATTCTCATATCTCTGGATTTTATTTTTTAAAATGTTCCGATAAAACATCTTGTCCAGTTTTTCATGAACCAAGATTAAATAAAAAAATGATACAACTAAAAGAAAAAGATGAAAAAAATGTTTCGAATGCTTCTGAAAAAATAACAATTAAACCGAAACCAGGGTTATTTATATTTTTTAATTCTTATTTAGAGCATGAATTTGTAGTAGATCATGGAATAGATCCATTTAGATTCATCCATTTTAACCTACAAGCTGTACCTAAGCAGTTAATTAATAATGATATAAAACGTATTTCATCTTAGTTAAATATAAGGTATAAGAATCCTTATGCCTTTAAAAAAGATACCTATAAAAGCTGGATTTAACAAACAAGATACCGCAACTGCCGCAGAAGGTCAGTGGATTGATGGTGATTTTATTCGTTTTCGTTATGGATATCCTGAGAAAATAGGTGGTTGGCAACAATTATCACCTGAAACAATAGCAGGTGTTGCAAGAGCTCAGCACACATGGACAGATTTAAGTGGAAATAAATATGCAGCAATAGGCACTAATAAAATATTAGCTATTTATTTTGAAGGTGCATTTTACGATATTACGCCACTTGGTACAGCTTTAACTGCATGTACTTATACATCTACAACAGGATCAACTACAGTTACAATAAATAAAGCAGGTCATGGACTTTCAGTTGGTGATTATATTATATTCACAGGAGTTACAACACCAGGACCAACGACTACTGGATATACATCAGCAAGTTTTACAACAAATACTTTTGAAGTAATTGCAGTTCCATCTTCATCTACATTTAGAATTACAATGGCTACAGCTGAAACAGGAACTGGAGTTACTGCAGGTGGAACATTAACTACAACTCCTTATGTATTTGTAGGACCTGTTAATCAAACTTATGGTTATGGATGGGGAACATCTACTTATGGTACAGTTGCTTGGGGTGAAGCATCAACAGCTCCAACAGTTGTATTGTCACCAGCGAATTGGTCCTTTGATAATTTTGGACAAATATTAATTGCAACTATTAAAAATGGTAAAACATATACATGGAATCCAGCGGCATCTGGAGCTTTAAATATTAGAGCAACTGTAATAGCAGGAGCCCCAACTAAATCAACTTGTTCAATTGTATCAGATAGAGATAGACATTTAATATTACTTGGAACTGAGACAACGATTGGAACACCATCAACTCAGGATCCAATGTTTATAAGATTTTCAAACCAAGAAGATTATAATACTTGGTTACCAACTGCAACAAATACTGCAGGTACATTTAGATTAGACACAGGGAATTATATTGTAGGAGCTGTACAAGGTAAAGATTATATATTTATTTTAACGGATCAAGCAGCTTATGTTATGCAATTTGTTGGCCCTCCTTTTGTCTTTTCAATTAGACAGGTTGGTACAAACTGCGGATGTATTGGTCAACATTCAATAGTCTTTGCACAAGGTGCAATATTCTGGATGGGGTTTGGTGGAGGATTTTTTGTTTATGATGGTACAGTTAAACAATTACCATCTCTTGTTGAAGATTATGTATTTACAACAGGTGGAGACAATCCAGGTATAAATTATAATGCTGCAGATATTGTTTATGGTTCTCATAATAGTTTATATAATGAAGTAGTTTGGTTTTATCCAACAAACAACTCAACACAGGTTAACGCATCAGTAGTTTATAACTTCGTTGAAAATACTTGGACTACAATGTCCTTAACTAGAACAACTTATTCAGATGCTCAAACATACGATAAACCATATGCTACAAAATGGTTATCAACAGCAACACCAACATTTCCAGTTATTAATGGTGTAACTAATACATATGGTGCATTTACTTATTATGAACATGAGGTGGGTGTTAATGAAGTAAGTTATACCGGAGTTAAAACAGCTATCCCTGCATACATTGAATCTGGAGACTTTGATCTAGATATAGAAGGAGATGGTCAGTATTTAATGAAGATAAATAGATTTATACCAGACTTTAAAATACTTGATGGAAATGCTAAAATAACTTTATTGTTAAGAGATTATCCCTCTCAAACACAAAATAGTCAGATGTTGGGACCTTATACTGTAACTTCATCTACAACTAAGATAGATACTAGAGCAAGAAATAGATTAATGAGTATTAAAGTTGAAAATGAATCTGTAGATGAAAACTGGAGATATGGATTATTTAGAGTAGACATTCAACCTGATGGAAGAAGATAATGGCAAAAATTACAACATACATACCAGAACCAAGTCAAGAGTATTCACCGGATAATCAAAGACAAGTTCTACAAGCTCTTGAGACATTAAAAGATCAATTAAACTTTTCTTTTCAAGAAGATTTAAAACAACAAGTAGAAAGATTTACTTGGTTTAACATGAGGTTTGGCTGCTAATGAGTTGCGAAAATATTAATGTTACTACACAACCAGTAAGTATCAATGGAACAAATGTAGATGCATTTGGAAGATTAAGAACATCTCAACCTTATTCATTATTTGATTCTCAAAATAGATATGCAATAGATAATCAATTTGACACTTCTACTGCAACAGGAGGATCCACAACATATTTAGCAAATGAATCATCTGTTAGATTAGATGTAACAACTGCATCTGGTGCTGAAGTAGTTAGACAGTCTTATAGATCAATGCTTTATCAACCTGGTAAAAGTTTATTAGTTCTTGCAACATTTGTAATGAATACTCCTAAAGCAAACTTAAGACAACGTTGTGGATACTTTGGAACTCAAAATGGACTTTATTTTGAATTAACTGGAGCATCTCCAGGAACAAAAGCATTCGTATTAAGAACTTATATTGGTGGATCAGTAGACAATACAACAAGAAGAGTTGAACAAGCTAACTGGAATGGTGATAAATTAGATGGAACTGGACCTAGTGGACTAACATTAGATTTAACAAAACCACAAATTCTATGGATGGATTTTGAATGGTTAGGTGTTGGTAACGTTAGATGCGGATTTATTATTAATGGACTTTATATAATTTGTCATACTTATCAAACTGCAAATGTTACTGGAACTTCTGTTTATATGACAACAGCAATACTTCCTGTAAGATATGAAATAACAAATACTGCAGAAACAGCGTCTTCTTCTTCAATGAAACAAATATGCTCTTCAGTTATGTCAGAAGGTGGATTAGAACCTACTTCAATAAATCATGTTGCACAAAGAACTACGTCATTGACAGGTATTGGAACAACACTAGTACCATTAGTATCTATTAGACTTGCATCAACTGCTCTT